ATTTACAGATTAATGGAATGATAGTAGAGGTGGCTTTTTAATGGCAAATCCATATTTAATAGCGGCGGCTGTGGTTCAAGGTGTAGGATATATGTCTGCCGCAAAAGGTGCAAAAGCTGAAGGTGCATTAACTGTAAGAAATCTTAAATCTCAGGCTAAGTATAGACAGCTACAAGGAATACAAGAACATAATCAAATTATGGCACAACTTCAAACATTTAAAGATACAAATCAAAGTCTTGCAGGTGTTATGGGTAGAGATGAAGGAAGTGATAGGTCATTAAAAAGATTAAGAGAAAAAGCAAAAAAAAATAATGCAACCACAATAGCTAGGGCAAATGTACAACTAGGAGCAGATCTTTCTAAGTTTTCACAGCAACAACAAATGGCAACTTTAAAAGCAAAAAATCTAAGTAGAGCATATAGATATAAAATGTTTAGTTCTTTTGCTACAGCAGGATATCAAGCGAGTATTACATAGTATGGTAGAATTTATAAAATCAAAACAAACTACATTTGTAAATAAACCAGTAGGTATAGTACAAGCTGACACTGGTGCAACATCACTGGGTAATGCTATAGCTGATTTTGGAAAAACTTTACAAACAATAGCTTTTACTGAAGCTAAAAATGATGCCATTAAAACAGACATAGAAACTGCAAAGACGTTACCAATTATTGATGGCAATGGTAATTTTAAGTTTGAAAAAGGTAACTTTTCAAAAGTAGGAGAACAAAAAGCTAGGTCAATATTAGAAGCTAGATATGCAAATAAATTAATGAATTTGGCAAAAGAAAAGTTTAATACACTGCATCAAGCCTATTCTTTAGATAAAGATGGATTTGATAATGCCGCTGAAGATTATATTAAAGGTCATGTAGATAGTTTTAAAAAGAATGGAATGGAAAGTTTTATACCTGCTTTTCTATCCAAGATAGAACAACAAGCTGTGTATCATAGTAATAAAATATTTAATGATGTGGCTGACGAAGAAGAACGTATAGCTATGGAAGATGTAAAAATAAATATTGAAGATGAAGTTAGAGCATTAGAAGCACTTAATTATAATTATAAGAATGTAGAATCATATGATGATATAGAAGAAGCTGATGAATTATATAAAGAAATTCAAGATACTGAAAACTATATTGAGTCTGCTATTATACAATTAAAAGGTAAAAAGTATGGATTAAAAGCACCTGCTATAAACGAGATAAGACGTAAGATTAAAATTTATAGCACTAGTGGAATATTAAATAGAATTATAGATAAAAATCCAACAGATGATAAAGCCATCAAGATTATGGAAAATGTATTTCAAGGTAAAAAGGTTACACCAATACAAGAGGCATATTTAAGATTAAGTAATAATAAAATTACTTTAAAAGATATGGAAGAAATATCTAACTTAACTAAGAGATTTAAATACAGTTATTCAGATAGAGATTACATTACAAGATATTTAAGTAATAGATCAGGTGATGCCGCAAAAGAAAATCTTAATCTTGCAGAAATGATTGAGGCACAAAATTTTAAAAACTTAGCTGAAGGTTTTGGTGTTCATCAAGATACTGAAAATAATCGCAAAGGATTAAATCAAGGAATATCTATGATAATAGGAGAGCCATTAACAGTGCAATCTTTATTAAGAATGGATAAAGGACAATATGAAAAGGCACTTGAATATATAAAAAAAAGTACAGTATTACCTTCAACATTAGAAAACTTATTTACGAATACTAGACCTTTAGCAATATTTGGTAATATGTCAGCAGAAGCTAAAAAAACAGCGGCTTCTCGAATATATGATCTCTGGAATCAAATAGGCTTTGATGCAAAAGGTAATGCTAGATATCCAAATAAATATAAAGCAACATATGAAAGATTTAATGATATAAAAGATATTGTTGATATTGTTGGTGCAGAAGGAATTGTTGATGCTTTTGAGATAGCTACTGCTTTACCACAAACTATTAAAGATATGAACCAAGCAATATCATCTTATTCTTCTGAGTTTGGTTTAGATGAAAACTCAGATGCAAAAGATGTTATAGAAAGTATATTAAAAAGTAGTGATATCCCTCCTGAGTTTTTTGGTGATTACAAAGAATATGTTAGATATAAATTATACAAAGGTACAGTAACTACACCAAATGGTACAGTAGTACGATTAGATAAAGATAAGTTTATTTCAAGTTTGAATAATACATTTCGTAATACTATGGAAGTAGATGATGGTGTTGTTTTTTCTTTATATGGTAATAGACTTAGTGAACATAATCCACATAGCTATGTAAATAAATATAAAGATGATGCAAGTCGTAAATTCTTTTTACGTCATGTGCAAAACAGATTAGATGTTGAAAATAACTATGTAGAAAATGAAGCAGGTGATCTTGTAGCTAATAAACGTCAACTCAATATTGGTGAAAATGTAGCATTAATACCAGACTCTAGAAATAAAGGTGCAAGTCGTATGTCATTTATTGTTGCAGATAGTATTACAAAACAACCTATCATGTCACAATATGGTACATATATAACAATAGATACTGCTGATGTAGACTTTGAAATGTCTATGATGGCTGATGAAACTAAGAAAAGAATATTGGAAAAGAACTATCATAGTGTCACAATTACTGAGCCACAAATAAAAGATATTATAAATGTATTAGATAATACAAATCCACCACCTTCTATGGTCAAAGGATTTGGAGAACAATATTATGGTGTAAATCCTACTCTTGATAAGGCTTTAGAAGATGCAGGATATAATCCAATGAATGATTTGATTAATGACCAAAAATTTGTATCTGAAAATATACCACCAAGAGAAAGTCCAATAGCAAAAGGTATATCATATTTATTAGATCTTATAGGTGTAGATACTAATGTTACTTTGAATAATCAAGATTTACCTGAATTACAAAATACTGGTACTACAAATCCTGCTTGGAAATTTATTTATGATGAAGTTATAAGAGATCCATCTTTAAATAAAGCAACTAAAAATCAATTAGAAAAAGTATTTGATGAAAGTGATTCTATAAATGTTCAAGATGATTTTGTTCGTAATGTAAAATATGTTGCAGGACATGAAGGATATGATGGCACAGCTTATGTAGATGGCACTGGTAAAAATGCTACTATATCTTTAGGTGCAGGTTTGAATGTTAAGTTTATTACAGATGCACAGATGGCTATGATAAGTTCTAAAGGTCAACAAGCAATAAAAGAAATAAGACAACTAATGAAAACTGATATGAGCCTTGAAAGAATAGCAGAAGCCATAGATGAAAAGTATGGCACTATTATTAAAAAGACTGAATCAGATGCAATATTTACTACTAAGATGACAGAAAACTATAAACAATTTGTAAAAGATTTTCCTAACTTTGCTTTGGTTTCTGTAGAAAAACAGATGGCTATGTTAGATCATGCTTATCAAATGGGATATGGTGAGGGTGAGTTTGTTGAATATTGGAGAAATATAACTAAGGCTTTGAATACAACTAATCCTGAACATAGAGCTTTTTATTTTCAAAGAGCAGGATCACATTTAATTTATAACTATGAAAAAGACGATCAAAATATATTTGATGGTAACTTTGTAACTGGTAGAACCATATTATCAAGACAAACAGAAGATAGAGTTTTTGATAGGGCAGAATTATTTGGATTTCATGCTGATGCACGAACACCATTCTTTAAACGAAAAGCAAAACAATTATATAATGCAGTAAGAAAATAATGTCAGATCTTATATTTAGACAAATAGATTTTAATAAAGAGTTTACTCCTGATAGCGAAATAAACTTTAAACCTATTTATAGAAGTCTAGCAAATAACGAAGGTACTGCTGATCCAACATTTACAGAGTCAATGATTTCAGGATTAAAGTATCAATGGTTGCCACTTACAAATCGAACAATAGAATATTATAATTATTCTGATGTTGAGCAAGATCCTGCATTTGATTTTAAACAACAGATGGTTGCAGATAATGCTTATGCTTATGCAGATGAATTAGCTAGATCAAAAAACTTAGATCATTACAATTATATTTTAAATGATATAAAAGCAATAGAGCAAAATAGAACTATATACGATAGAGCAGGTTTTGGTGGCTCTTTAGTGGCAGGTGTTCTTGATCCACTTAACATAGCTTTTATGTTACCAGTATTTAATGTAGGTGTTAGGGCGGCTTGGTCAGCTAAGTCTGCTTTTGGTGTTGGTAAAGAAACAGCAAAGTTGGGTGCATTGTTTGGTGTAGGTAGTGAGTTGATTCGAGCACCATTTGATCCATTTAATACCCCTGCTGAAGTAATAAGTAATGTAACTGCTAATACTGTTTTTGGTGGACTGCTTGGTGGTGGAACTAGA